TAAGGCTAAATCGGTTGATGTCCTAGTGGATTCCCGGGTTGTTGCTTCATTCTCTGAAGACCTCAACAAACGCTTTGAATCTAATGTCCGCCCATTCGCCGGGTTCGACCACAAGCAAGGCGCTGCGTCATTCATCCCCAAGGAATTCCGCTACGAGGATGGCGTTGGCTTGGTTCTGGATGTCGAATGGACTGAAGCCGGACGCAAGGCTGTTGAAGGCCGCGATTACTCATATTTTTCCCCTACTTTCCTTCTCTCCAAAGATGGCGTTCCGATCGGCCTCGCAAAGCGCGGCGAAATTGGTTCTCTGGTAAATGATCCAGCATTTGAGGAAATCCCGCGCATTGCCGCATCTCACAACGAACAAATTGATATGACCGAACAACTGATCGAATTGGGTCTGGTTGAGGCGAGCGAATCGCCCGATACCGCACTCGAAACCGCAAAGGCAAATCTTGCCGCTCTCCGTGAGTCGGCATCGATGGCCGAACAAGTCGAAGCCGCCAATGTCGAAAAGAAATCCGCCGAGGATAAGCTTGCTGACATGGAAGCTGCATACGCCAAACTGAAATCGGAATACGAAGACATGAAGAAGCAAATGGGCGACAAGGCCATGGCTTCCGCTGATCTCGTAATCGATGAAGCAATCAAAGCCGGACGCATCGCTCCTCAAGATGAGGATGCCAAATCGTTCTGGAAAACCGCAATTCTCGCTGATGAAAAAGCCGCCAAGGTTCTCGCATCGCTTCCGGGCAACGAAGCCATTAACGGAGCTACGATCCTTGCTGGTCGCATCGAAGAAACCCCTGCTGTTGAACTGACCGGGCTTGCTCGCGTCGAGGCAGCATTTAAAGCACAACAATCCAAATAACACAAATATATGCCTAATAACACTACGCTACTCGATCTCGCCAAATTGAATGGTGCTGATCCTGTTGTCGGTCTGATCGAGGAAGTGGCTACCGCTTCTCCTGAAGTTGTGACCATCCCCGCTCGCACGATTCGCGGAACCTCGTACAAAACCGTGGTTCGCAACTCGCGCCCAACCGTTGCATTCCGTTCCGCTAACGAAGGAACTGCCGCAACCAAATCCAACTTCACCGAGCGTCTCGTCGAAGCATTCATCCTCTCCGCTCGCATTGAGGTCGATAAGGCTGTTGCTCGCGGTTATGAGGATGGCCCAGAAGCTCTCCAAGCAATCGAAGGCGCAGGCGTCATGCGTGCCGCTCTCTCGACTGTCGGCTCGCAAACCATCTATGGTCGCAGCGCAGGCGCAAAGGGATTCATCGGTCTTCAAGAATTCATCGCTACTTTCGGTGACGAACTTGTGGTTGATGCTGGTGGTACAACCTCCGCAACTGGTTCCTCTGTTTACGCCATCAAGGCTGGCGCTCAAGGCGTTCAGTACGTCTACGGCAACGGCACTAGCTTTGACCTCTCGCCATTCCGCGAAGGTGACGCAACAGACGCATCCGGTAATCGCTTTGCCGCTTACATCGCTGACCTTACCGCTTGGGTTGGTCTTCAGTGCGTCAACAAGTACGCGATTGGCCGCTTGAAGGATTGCACCGCCGACTCCGGCAAGGGTGTGTCCGATGCCAAGATCGCTGAGCTTCTCAGCAAGTTCCCAGTTGGCGAGCGCCCGACCCATCTCTTGATGAGCCGCCGTTCTGCATTCCAACTTCAGACGAGCCGCACCATGACACCAAGCACCAAGCAGGAAGCCTTTACTGGTGTTCTCCCGGGTGTCCCAACCGAATCGTTCGGTATCCCGATCATCATCACCGACTCGATCGCTGATAACGAGGCATTGAGCTAATCCTAACCCCTAAATAGATAATACGACAATGGCCTTTGAATTCAATCGCAATCAACAAGATGCCACCTACACTTCATCGGTGGCAATCGCCCAAGCTGGTGCTAACTCCGCAACATTCGATCTTGAACAAGTCCTCGGTGGCGACATTCAAGATTTCGTGGTGGAAGTTTCCGCTCCCGCCGCTTCCGGCATCGCTAACGCAGCGGTTCTTACCTACACCTTCAAGGATAGCGCCGATGGCGTGACCTTCACTGCTGTGGATCCTGCTGTGGCAACCACGCAAACTGGTGCTGGCGGACTTGGCGTTGCCGCCAAGAGCGTTCGCTTCCGGGTTGATCCCGCAACTCGTCGCTACATTCGCGTCGAGCAAACTGCGAGCGCATCTGCCGGAACATTCGCTGGTCAGCTGTTCACCACCAAGCTACTTTTCTAATTAGCTTGGATCTTAATATGCCGCTGGTCTGGGGTTTGTTCATTTCCCTCGGATCAGCGGCAATTTTCTAAATATAATATGGCATGGGCTGAACTGACATTTGCAGGATTACAGGGTCGACTTGGTTCTGATGAGATCGCTGCATTGCTCGCTGAATCTGCTGCACCTGAAGCAAAGGTGACGGAGGTTCTGACCCATGTTGCATTGGACATTGCTAGCCGGGTCAATACTGGGCGCAGGAAGCGCGGATTGCCGCCTGTGGTCAATTCTAGTGTCTATGTGCCACCCGGGGCGCAACGCCATGCATATGCCCTTGCAAGGCGTTTGCTGTCCGATGCTTTTCCTTCCTTGGCTGAATTCAATGGCGATGACCGCAAATCATCCATTGAGGAAGCCGAAAAATATCTAGACGACCTAGCCAAGAATGATGCTGATTCGGATGATCCCGGGGCATCTTCTTTCTCATATTCCAGCAATTCCTCATTCCGCTACGGAGGATCCCGGGTTATGGATTTCTCCACCTCACCATGAGCATCATCCGCCAGATCGTGGAAAGCATGGCCAAGGTTTTGGCTGACCATGATTATTTCCGCACAGTTCCAAAGATTCCTGTGCTGGTCGAGGATCAAAAGGACGTTGAGAAGTCGATCTTGAATGCAATGCAGACCGCAGGGGCATTCGTTCTGATCAATTTCGATTCCGCAGATGCCGAATTTCCGGATACACCCGGCCCATATCTTAACAATTCCTCATTTAAAGTCACCATATCTGAGATTCCATCATTGTGGCGATCACGTGGAAATCACCAACCATCATGCACTGAAATTGCCGAGGCAGTTTGCAGACTAATTCATCATCACCAACCGCTGGATGCCGATGGGCTTGCATTGTCCGGCGGGGTTTTATTGTTCGATTCAATGTCTCAACAGGCGAATGAGTCGATGCTACAGCAAGTCCTGACATTCAGAATACCAATTGGATTAACCAACACAGACCCAGAAAGATAAAATTATGGCAACATTTGATAGAGCAACAATCGTTCGAGGCCCATGTAAGATCGGTTACGATGGAGCAACATTCTACTCCAAGGGCGGCGTTTCGCTGACCATGACCAACTCGACCTTTGACAAGGAAACCGATGCCTATGGCATTGTTGGCAAGGCAAAGACAGACTTCCAAGTTGTTGTTGAGTTTGAACCAGTTGGCGAGATCGAGGCATTAACTACGCTTTTCCCATATGGCAGCACAGCAATCGGTGGATCGATTTATGGATCAGCCGACAAGGCGCTTGTGATCACATCCGTTGATCAGACTTACACGATCAACAATGCTGCCGTGACGCAGATGCCATCAATTCGTTGCACCGCAAACAACACGGCATTCGGATCCGTTCAATTCACCGGATTAGTGGATAAGAGCGGCGACCCAAGTTCATTAGCTGATTATTATTCTGCTACTGCTGGCGCAGCGATTGGCTCGGCATTCAGTCCGTCTTTGATAGTTACTGCTCCATACCAAGCAACGCTAGGCGCAGTCGGGCCTTTTTACTCCGAGGCTGGATTTGAGATCGCATTCGACTTAAGCCTTAACCCCGTAACTGTTGATGGCATGGGTACGGTTGATATGTCGCTCCAGAATCTCGGCGTGAACATCACCTGCATTCCGACTGGGGCTTTAGCTAATTCATTCGATACCTATTTCGGATCGTTGGATGTTGGTGAGGATCTCGCAAACTCAACGCTCGATATCAGCACTAGCACATCTGGCGGATTAAATTTCGACTGCCTTGCTGTGCAAGTGATTGATATTCAGAAACGATTCAGTCCAACCGACAATCGAGTCGGTCAGCTTACCATGGCGGCTCGGCGCACATTCACATCTGGATCACCTAACGCATTGTTCACTGTTCTCACAGTCGCATAATGTACGCTGCCGCATTCATAGGCAATAAGATCATTGATCTCGCTGGCTGGGATCAAGGCCCAGCCGCCGAGACATCGAATATAAATATTTCATAAAGCAACCAGATCAAATACGTCTCCTATGTAGGCGGGACTTGGGGGCGTCAGTTTTGGCGACCGGGATCAATGGCGACTGTGTCGTTCGATAGTCGGTTTAGTTTGTTGGATGGCGCTCGCACAGATTTATATCAGAAGCTCATTTCATATTTTCTGTTGTTATTGCCTAGTTACTTTTCAAATCAGCAAGGTTCTACATTAAAACTGACCCAACCTTATCCAACTTTAATGGGAACTAGGCAGGTCGAAACTGCAACTGGCGTGGGTACAGTAACTGGGGCAGGAAATGTGCGAGTGACCCTGACCGCGTCCGGCATGGATAGCTCCCCGCTTGCTATTGATGTCCCGGTAACTCTTGGACAGACTGCATCGCAATGGATGGCAACAGTTCGAGATTATTTTTCCACAGCCCCTCAGGTTCAAATGTATTTTGTAGTATCTGGATCCGGCGCTGATATGATTCTGACGCGCCGAAGCCCATACGCAGGGAATGATTCAACGCTCAACATTGCCATCGCTCAGACAACGGCAACCGGAATTACCGCAGCGCCAACATCGACAAATACAACCGCTGGTGTTGCATTCAGTCCGATGAATGAAATTACTTTCTATGACGCAAATGTATCCGTTGCCGCATCGCAAATCGGAACATCCGTCCTGCTCAACACATCCGTAACTGGACGATTAGTCGCCCCATAATATGGCATCGAAAAAGGTCAACATTGACATCAGTACTACGGCTAATACTGCCGGGGCAAATCAGGCTGCCGCTGCGATGGATAAGCTGGCTACGGCTAACACGCAGGCAGCAGCAGCGTCTACTGCTGCATCAGCCGGGGCCGGGCGCGTGGGACAGGTTGCCGCTCAAGCTGGTTATCAGGTTCAAGACTTTGCGACTCAGGTTTCCATGGGAACCAGCGCATTTACGGCATTCGCACAGCAAGCCCCGCAGTTCCTTGGAGTATTCGGCCCGGGCGGAGCGATCGCTGGTGCATTGCTTGCAGTTGGGGCTATTGCAGCCAAGGTTTTCTTGGACATGGGAGATG